TTGCAACGTAGGTGTTAATTGTAATGGTACGTAAGGTGCGTAAATGTACCCAGTATCCAACAATGATTTACCTTTGTGACCAACTATGATTGAGTTAGCTGGTGCATATGGATCACGATATACAGTATATCTTCCACCTAATGAACCTACTTTCTCAATACCCATGTTGTATTGATCTTGCTCAGGAGCCGCATTCGATACGTGGAAGTATTCTAAGTCATCAAAAATAGCTGATACCTCAGAAGATACTATCACGAAGTTAGCACCACCCCTTAGAGTTGATTTATGAATCTGAGCAGATAATTGGTTAATTTTAGTAATCAACGTTTGATTCCACTCTTTCTGAGTGTAAGCGTTGAAACCACCACCATTATTGGCTCTTTTCCATCCGTTATAATCCCATCTCAAAGACCAAGCTGCACCGTTTCTCAAATCTCTCATGATTTCTCTGTCGATTTCAGCTGCTACTTGCTCAGAAAGTAAAGCCGTTAATTCAGCTTCAGCATCAATGTTATGGAATGCACTAACGTCTTGCGCTAGTTCAGGAGACCAAGTTGCTCTCAACTTTCTCTCTGTCACTGCAACAACTACTTCGTCAAGTTCAAAAGAAACTTCACCCATTTCAGTTGCAAATTCTAGAGATGCGTAAGTACCCCAAGTCACTGCAAGATGTGCAATGTTTGGTGCTGCTCCAGCTCCTTGATAACCATCAAATGTAGCACCAGAACAATCGATACATGCTGGGCATGTAAGATCAAGTTCAACTAATAGACAACCATCAGCCGTACAAATGTCACCATAAGCAACGATACCTTGTCCATATTTCTGTGCAATTACATTATAAGGGATTGGTGTTCCTGCAGGAATACATACTGTACTTCCATCTGCACCAGTAATATCATCAGATGATACTATAGTTAAAGATGATAAGAAAGTTTCTGTATCCATTTCATTTCCGTCAGGTCCTGTTAATCTTCCTGCACCCGCACTAGTAAACCCAGTTACACATGCACTAACACTTCTGAAAGCTCCCGCTGCATCAGTTGGTTGATCAGCAAATGCTTGTTCAGTAGTTGTGCCAGCAGAAGTAACAACCATTGCGTTAAGTCCACCTTCAGTAATAGTAAGTGTACCTTTAGACGCATCAAACATACCATTGTTGTAGAATACATCATAAAGTGATTTTTGCAAGAATTGTGATTGTGATACAATACCACATCCACTAAACACACAATCTTGTGCTGGAAGAGCCGGTCCGTTAAGAGGAGCGTGATTTCTTCCACTTGTTTTAGGTACAAAGTAAAATAATTTTCCGATTGGCATGTTCATCGCCTGTACCGATACGATATCGTTAGCCAAAAGTTTAGAGAATACCCTTCTTACGATAGGGAAAACTACAGTTTCGAAAGAACCAGATGAACTAGCATCCGTAGCCTCATTCAATAAAGCTGAAGCTTGGTTTTCGTATAACTGAGCAATGTTCTCTTTTACGTGACCTTTTAAACCATCTAGAAATCCAAGAGAATTCCATTTGTTGATGGTTTTAGATCTAATTTGTTTCAAGTGTTCAAGTCCGATATTTCCGACTTCACCTGAATTTAATAAATGTCCCATTTTTGAGTTTTTTATTTATATTATTGTTATTGTTTTAACTACGAAATTCTTTTCATTAAATCTTTTATCGCCATAATTTGAGGATCTACATATGCAGTAGACTCATTCAAATCCGATTTAGAAGACTTAACAGTCTTATTGACTTTATTTTCTACAGATTCCGTAATTGGTGTTTTAGTATCTAACTCACCTTTTACAGTTTTATATATGTTTTTAGATTCTTTAATGCTTTCAGCCCCATCAAACCTTTTTAAGATTTCCATCTTTTCAGTTTTAGTAGTTGAATGTTCAGTAAATAATCTATTCACATATGCTAAATTTGTATTAAATAAAGCAACTTCGTTTAATTTGTTTTTGAAAACTTTAAGAGCTTCTTTGTATTCATTGTTTTTACTTTTCAGCTCTTTGTATTCCTTCACAATTTTAGAATCAGCAACTTTTCTTACATTTTTAGAAGTTCTCCTTTTTTCAGAAAGTGGTTTACGAGATTTTCTAGATTCGTTAGCTGGATAGTTAGATGGTTTTAAATCCCTTCTTCTTCTATCCGCTAAAGTTCTTCGAGTTGACTCATCAACTTCGTCTCCGTCTAAATCTACAACTACATCTTCAGCGAAAGGATGTCCCTTAATATCATGATGATCTCTATGATAATCATGATCTCCACGTTTTGTGGTATAAGCACGATCTCCAGGATGTCCTTTATCTCGTGTACCTATTTTAGAGGTATAATCTTCATCACCAGGATGTCCATGATCTTTATCATGTGCGTTTCCGCCCCATACAAGCTTATCCCATCCGGCATCATGATCTATTTTAGATCGATGATGTCCTGGTGTGTAATCACGACCAGTATGAGTTTTTGATAAGTCATATTTGTCACCACCTAATGTTACATGGTCAAAACCATGTTCATCAAGTTCGATTTCATAAACAACATCTCCATCACATCCTTCACAAAGTTCTTCTTCGTCTAATTCCTCAGACTCCTTAATGTAATATTCTGTTCCTGCTTCATTATCTGTTAAGTGAATTCCATCTTCATCTTTAATCACCTCAACTTCATCATCATCACCCATTTTCTTAAATACGGCGATAACTTCATCATCAGATGCACCAGTTAAGTCAAGTTCTTCCTCATCTCCTATTGCTAGGGCTAAGTCTTCTACTTCATCTTCTTCTGCACCTGCCGCTAATGCGTCAAGATCAAGATCTAATTCCAATCCATCCAATTCAACATCCGCATCCGCGTCTGCTTCTTCTTCTGAATCATCTCCAGCATCTACTAGAACCAATTCTTCAGACTCCTCGTCTTTTTGTTCTTTTAATACTGGCACTTCCGTTTTCTCATCGGACCCTTCAACGATATCGTTCTTAGATTCTTCGTCTTTCACTTTTAAAGACGACTCTACGATACTTTCAATTTCTTGCTTCATATGAGTGGCAAGCATTTCTTTCGTATTGGCTTTTAAGGCATCCTCTAAAGACTTTGCTTCTAGCAACGCCTCTTCGATGATTGATTTTCTTTTTGTAGCCATCGTAATTTTTAATTTTTTTGTTTATATTATTATAATAATTAATGCGCACCAACTGGTGCCATTTTTTTATAAATATGTGAAAAATCAGAAAAGTGTGACTTTAGTGTGATTTTATTCTGACAAAAAGTCGTCTAAAGAATCAATTAAAAGATCTTTGTCTTTTTTATTATCAGCTTCAGACATTTGTTGTTCCCTAGTAGGCTCCTCTTTATATATCCAGGAACCGGGAGTAGATGGTGAAGTAACAACGTCCCAACAAATTAATTCAAAGTCATCTTGTACAATATTTTTACCATTTTCTTTTTGTAAGGACCCTACTCCTCTAGAAGATACCCCTATCATTAAACCTTTTCTTAACAGATTGGCTACTTGATCTCCTTCACATGAAATGATTCCTTGATTTACAAACCCTGGGGACATAATAATTTCTAATTTACCCATTAATACATTACCTTCCCACCATAACTCTATTACGTTATGTGAGATACGACTAATGGCAACTATGGAAGATTCTGGATGATCTGCTTCACCCATTGCTCTTTTTTCTTTAATAAGTTTTAGATAATTCTCGGCTTCTTTACGTAATATACTTTCTGGGTAAACTCTACCATTACGGTTTTCTACTCCATACTTCTGCATTACTGCATAAACAACTAAAGGTTCTTCTACTATAGATTCACCTCTAGTTAATTTATTAATCTCATTTATAAAATGTTTATTATCGTTAGGGGAGATATACCCGGCATCATATTCTATTAAGATACCCTTTTTATTTATTTCATTTCCTTTTAAGATGTCCATCATGTTGATATACTTTACATATAAATATATCTATACAATAAAAAACATTATTTTTTAGTTTTATAAAAAACAAAGTGGGACTGACTATCTAAACAGTTATGAATTATATTATGAATAATGTCTGTAGTTGATTTAACCATGGATTCTTGATTCACCGGAATATTATTTTTTTGGAATAGTGTTATCTCGCATGACATAAAACTTCTTTTTTCATTACTTATCCCAGAAGACCTCATGTCTAAATCTACAATATATTTATCTCTATGAAAATCAGTTTTATTAATAGTGCTATTAATGTTATGTTTAATTCTTTTTCTCAATAAACTAATTACTTTGTCATAGTTTATTTCTTCTTCGTTTTCTTTTAGTTCTCCCCATGCGGATAAGTTAATATATATACTTTTAGGGTTTTTGTTATCAACAGTACCAATTTTTATCTTATAATTTGGGTTTATATCTAATTTTAATTCTTTTCCTCGTTTCATTCATAATACTTTAATTTTTTTATTATTTGTATGTGTAAAATATAACGAAAAAAACTAAGTTTGTCAATTAGGCATAAAAAAACCCACTCATAGAGTAGGTTCTTTTATTTATGTTTATTATTATTATTTTTTGTCTAGTATTTTAACTAGTACGATTACTGCTAATAAACCTACAAATCCTGAGTTTCCTAAAGATTCGATTAGTCCAGTAACATTTCCTACTACATCCATTCCAAATACTGCTCCTCCGAAGAGTACTTGTACTAGAATACCAACAGTTAAGAACGTCATTAAGAGGTCCGTAACTCCTGAGAAAAATCCCTTTACAGTTTCAAATATTTTTTCCATAATTAAGTTTTTATGTTTGTTATTCTTCAGCGGCCACTGATTTTTTAAGTTCATAAACTCTGTCTATGTCCTTAACGTATTCATCTGGGTTATAAGTCATTCTTAATAATTTATCTTTTACCTTAAGAATTTTATCTTTTAAATCCAGATCAATTTCTTCATTCAATTTATTATCAATTATATCTATACATTCAGTTTTAAGAGTATTATAGACTGTCTTTTTTTCTTCATCATTTCCATTTAAAACTGCCTTTAATATTTCTTTCTCATCTTCTGTGATGTCAGCGTATTTTGTATTAAATCGTGTAGTTGCCATTTGAGTCAACACGCTTGGTGGTAGATTAACCACGTCATTTTCTTCTTTTAAAAATTCTTCTCGTTCAATCATTTTATCTTTTATATACTTAATAGATTCTCTAATCGTATCTAATGTGTTTGCATTTTTTTCTATATTCACTAACACATCTATATGTTCATATAAAGAAGAGTTCTCTGTAGAAAGTTCTTGAGTATTTAAAATATCATAAAGGGTAGTTATCCCTTTTTTTATTTCTTTTTTATTTAATTCTTTTAATAAAGATATATTTTCTTTAATGTATTCCGTAGCTTCATTATTATCAGTAAAACTTTTTGTAGTTAAATTTTTATAAATAAGGTATTGAGATCTTAAATCATCATTTTCCTTTAAAATTTTTAAATATTTATTAAATATTTTTTTACCCTCTTCATCCTTTTTAATAATTGATTCTGCTAGAATAGAATTAAATGTATCTTTTATATTACCAAAATTTTTCATTCTTTTTTATTTATAAATATTCTACTTTTAATAAAAAGTTACTTTATTATATTATCAATCTCTTTAGACATCTGTTCAATTTTAGTATTGATTACCTCCACATCTTCATCTAAACTCCCCATATCATATATTTTTTCATCTTTTTCTAAACTTTCCATTAATCTGTTATAATAAATATTTTGATATTTTTTGGTTTTATTTTCTAATTGTTTTTTACTTTCCTCAACTAAAAGGTCACCTTTTTTATTCACCGATTCTACTGGGGCTTCCGCTGCAGCTATTTCACCACCTTCTTCACCACCTGCTTCTGTGGATGCAGCACTTTCCATACCACCTGCCATTTCCCCTCCGAAGTCAGCACCAAAATCAGCACCTCCACCACCACTATCAGCAGCAGCTCCACCTTCTTCACTGGCGTCGCCCGGAGTTTCCCCAAATTCACCATATAAGGTGTCCACCCTATCAAATACCCCAGTTTTCTTAATAACTGTAGATGTTTGTTCCATTTCTGCACTTGCCGCTTTCTCCATGCGTTGTTGTTCTAAATCATTACGTATCTCTTCTTCCGACATTCCTAATATATCTCTTTTTGCTCTGGTCATGGAATATGCACCAAAACCATTTCCCGCATCAGAGACCGCATCTTTATATAAAGTCACTTTCAATTGGGTTTGCTCAACCTTTAACATTTCAGCTTGTGTGGATGGGTTATTTAATGATAAAGTAAAATTCTCTAATTCGTCTTCTAACCCTAAAAGGTATAAATGAATAATGGCTATTTTATTAAGTTCTTGCACGATAGCTTGTTGCACCCTATTAATAGTTTTAGAAAATCTAATATCTTGTAACGCTAAATTTTTACCTTCTCCTGTTACTTCTTCAAAATTTAAAAATGCTTTAGGAACTCTTAAGGCAGTAAATAATTTCTTTTGTAAAAATTGTATATCGGCAATCTCCGATAAATTAGTTGCACCTGGAAGAGTATCTATGGGACTCGGAGCGTTAGGATCTCTTACGGGAATAAAATAGTCTTGATCCTGAGCCATTTGATTATATCGCGTATCTACCTGTCCTGTTTGTTGATCAATAACAGGACTCCTTTTAAAATTATTCGCAATTTTATTAACATATGCGGGCACATCCTTCTCATCTATGTTACCCACAAATATTTTAAATATTCTTCTTTCAGGTGCTCTCGTCACCCTATATATTAACATCGCATCTTCTGAAAGTAATAACTGTTTCCATATTCTTCTCGCCTTTTCTAAAATAGATGTACCATAAGGTAATCTTCTATCATCCCCTAATAATCTGAAATGAGCTACTTGCCATGCATTAAATTCTAATTCTTTTTGACCCCATTGGAATTTAACAGGATTAAATCTATCTTCCGTAGAAGTAGTAGTATTAACCCCAAACCCATCATTTTCTTTTCTACTTATTTCTATGTTAGGTAATTGTTTAACTCCTTGTACACCATTTTCACTATCCATACTTAAATATAAAAAGTTATCACCATACTTACATGTGTTTCTTACCCACATAGGTAAATTAGTATGAATATCTAATCTATTAAAAAATAAATCTTGCAGAATTCTTTTTACTCTTTTACTTTCAGAAAAAATATTTAAAATTCTACCATCACTGTTTGGTGTGGTGGATTCCTCCATAAAAATATCTAATGCTGCTGCAATTTCAGGAAAAAATTCCATACCCTCATAATCTGCATAAGAAGCTAAACGAGTAGTTTCATAATAAATAGAATGTTGGTAAATTTCATTATCTACCTTTTTCCATTGATTATTTAGAAATGCGTCTTGTTGAAGTTGTAACTTTTGAAAATCATACTCTTCTTTAGATTGTGTTTTTAAAAGTTCTTTATCATTTAATGAATATCTGGATTTATTTTCTCTGGTACTTTTTTCAGGACCAAATAAATCACTTAATTGTTGAAATATTGTTTTCTTTGCCATTTTAAATTGTTAATAATATACTATTATAATAAATATCTAGTAAAAACTAAATATTACTTTATACCAAATAACCAATTATACTCTCCATTATCATGATTTCCACTATTTCCTTGTTTAGGGTTATAGGTAGGGGTATTACTATAAAAAGGGTTAACATGAGTCTGTTTAGGGGTGGTTTCTTCTTTAGAAGAAGTAACGGTGGCCCAACTATCCAACATTGCTTTGGTTTGGTTTTCTATTTTTTCTAATTTTTTAAATGTTGTTTGAACAATGAAAACAGGCATAGCATACGCCATAATTAAATCATCATGATATCCCTCCATATGATCTGGCCTACCATTTCTATAAATAAAAGTTTTTAATTCCGATGTTAATCGAGAAGATCTAATAATGGTTTTATTTTCTCTTACATGCTCTTCAAATTCACTTATCATTTGAAGTCTGGTATTTCCTACATTAAACCCAGGCACTTTATCCCCTAATTTATAAACACTTTTCGCATATTTTTCACTAAGTTTTCTACTTTTAGGGTCATCATAATGAAGATATTTATAATCCATTTCTAAAAGTTTCATTACGGTAGAAACTCCCATACCACCCGTAATGTCTACAATAGTATATGCTTGATATAAATTACCATATTTATAAACTATTTCTGCTAAGGAATCGGGTGGTAATTTATATTGGAATTCCGCCACCTGTTCCAACCCATCAAAATCTAATATAACGATAGTAGAACTATCCTTCCCATCCCCTCGGGCCACATCTACCCCCATAATATATTTATGACCTTCTTCAGGTTCTTTCCATATCCACATAGATTGTTCTAACTCTGCCACATATTTAGGATCTTCCACATTATTTTTTTCATGATATTGGATGTACTCGTCATCTACTACATTACCACCAGAACTAATAAAAGACACATCCAACTCTTGTGCAATTTGTTTTTTATCCCCATTCATATCATTACACATATCTTCGTACCAAGGAGAAGTAGCTTTCCAACCATCTTCTACCATTACTTCATATGATTCAATCTCTAATGTCGAAGTTTCGTAAGTAGTTCCACTATATTCCCATCTTAATTTATCTCTCCCAATAGTTTCACATATAATTTCTTCATTTTCTCCTCTTATCCACCTTAACCCTCTATTATATCTTACATCTTGATGCCATCTCATCTCCACAATCTTAAAATTATTTTTTCCGGTTCTCGCACCATCGTATGTTCTATAATATAAAGGATCCATACCATTAGGTGTAGAAATTAAAGTTACCTTACCACCTGTACCCAAAGAGGTAAGGGCAGCACCAAATACTTCTGACCCATTATCGATAAATGCCGCTTCATCCATAATCAGAAAGGTAGGGGTATATCCCCTTAATGCATCTTTAGATGTGGCTAGGGCTTTTACTTCACATTGGGTATCTTTAGTTTTTATATGACCCTTAGCTTCAATGGCTAAATAAGACTCTCCTTCTTCTAATCCCCATACCCATGCCGGTATTTGATCAAGGAAATCTTTAATCTTCTTAAGAAACTCTTGGGCTAATGTTTGTTTATTCGCTAACACCAATACTTTCCATGGATTATTAGGGTCCCCAAAAGCAATCTTTACTGCAATATAGGCAGCGGTAGTGGTGGAAACTCCTGCCTGTCTAGGTTTGGTTACAATATTTCTATTATGTTCATCATAAGACTTAATTATCTCCTTTTGTTTGTGAAATAATTTAAAAGGAACATACCCTTCTTGTGTTAAGTCGTAAGTCTTAAGAAAAGTTTCAATTGCGTATATTGGATCACCTAAACAACGGGCAAATATCTTTAATTTTTCGGCTCTATCCATAGGATAAGTTTACTAATAAATATAAAAATGTGAATAAAATGGTTAAAATGCGACTAATTTATCGTTTTCCCATGCTTCATAATTAGGACCTAATTGGTAGGTGATTGTTCTCCCATTTCTAACAGGAGTGATTAATCCCGCATTCTGTGCTGCACTAAAAAAGGTAGAGTATTGACCACTGGTTCTACCCCTAGAATTAATATAATCTAAGAAACCTGCTTTAGTTTTTGGTTCCACATCCTTCAGGTAATTGGATAAATCTCTCATCATCCCATCTTTCTTTGTAAAGGTCATCCCTCTAGTTTTACTAAACAATGTTATCCCATGTTTATCTGCAAAGTCTTTAACATAGGGTGCAATCTCATCATATTTAGCTCTATCCGCCATAAGAGACGCTCTTTTAAGTGCATCTCTAACACTAAAATTTTTAAAAAGATACTGGAGAGTATCATAAATTATTCCATCTCTCAGTTCTTTTACGACATCTTTATCCTCCTGACCACCCCCTGGAGTATACTGATAGGGTATACTTTCTGAAACTGCGTGTAATTGCAAAAATTTAGAATAAAGATTATCATTACTGTTCAAAATTTCTTTAGCTGCTGCCATACCAACCGCCCCAAAATACTTTCCATATTTATTTTTTAACTCTCGCGAGATATGATAATTATGGGTTATCTCTTTTAACATTTTTTCTTTAACTAAATTCATCAATACGGGGTTATTAATGATTTCCTCCTCACTATATCCATATAATGTAGTTAAATCATACATAGTTTTCTCTAAATCGGCACTTGCTAGTTCTTGAGCGAATTTATTAGCTAATGCCTCTTGTTTCGCAGTCTCCATTAGGATTTTTCTATGTTGTATCTCTGTTAATTTAACTTTCATCTGTAATTTTTATATTCTTCTGCTGGTGATTGTACACATTGGCCTGTCGAATAACAAGACCCTAAAAAGGATATCGACAATACTAATATTATTATTTTAATTATAACTTTCATAATTTTAGGTGCTCATATATAAATATTCTGGAAGTGCGTCATTGAAATATTCGTGTGCTTTATCACTATCGGGATACCAATAATTTAAATCTACCCCCCCTAATAAATCATCATTTTCATTTAAGATGTCGGTTAACATACCTATATAACTACTGTAATTTGTTCTGGGGAATTCGGAATAGTAATCAATATACTTCTTAAGGTTTTCCGTTAAGTTTTCCTCACTAATGGTAACCGCTAAATCATTATATACTGTATCATCGGGACCTTTTCTTTTTACCCAATCTATTTTTCCACCAAAAAGTTCTTCCAACTCAGTTTTTGCAATATTGAATAGTT